AAAACATTACAGATAAGCTAAACAAAGACGATAACTTCGATAAAGAGATGACGGGGTTATCGGAGGGCACGGACAAGCTAGGGCAAGCGGGCGAGGAGTTTGCCAAATACGGCAAACCGCTAGATAGCTACGACGGCTGGGGCGATAGGGTTTTGGACTGGTTTGCGGAAAAAGCGGGAGTAGATAACGGCTCGCAATCAGCGCAAAATTTAGCCCAAATACTAACCAATACGGGCGTGCAGCTTACGAAACTGGGGCGCGCAGATAGAGAGATACAAGACCTTACAAAAGAAGTCGGAATAAAGCTTAACGGCGCAATCTTTGATAACGATACGGCATTAAAAGCCGAAAGGTTAAACAACAGAATATTTAACATCGAAATAAGCTCTCTAAGAACGAAACGAGACGCGACAAAAGACGGCTATCAAAGATACGCGATAAACTCCAAAATCAAAGAGTTGGAAGCCCAAAGAGACAAAATAAGCAATGCGATACTAGGCAAAACTAAAATACCCAAAAAATACACTGCCGAAACGGCGGACGAATTTGTAAGAAGCGGAGAATACGAATGAGACCTTTAACCCAAGATGAACTAAATCAAGTAAGGCAAAGATACCCACTAACGCCTCAAGCGAGGGCGCAAATGATAGGTTTTGAAAAAGAGGACGCGCCTATTGAACCTCAAATTCTACCCCTTAGCTTAAATCCGATGAAAGCGGCCGCTACGATAGCGGCGGATACGGTAGGTAGAGGCGTCGGACCTAGGGACGACTATAAAAATGATTTAGCTCAAGCTCAGAGCGCGGACGATGTGAAAAGCGTAGTGAATAATTCCGTCTCGAAGCTTGAAAATTCACACCTGATATTCGGCGATAGGGATAAAATTTTAGCTCAAAAAAACGAGCTTTTTAGAAATATAAATGCCCAACTAGCCCAAAACAACCAGGGCGAACTCATAACGCACAAAAAGAGCGGGCAGGTATTCTTAAGGCGGGGCGAGGATTTAACCCCGCTCGACGACGGAATGATAAAACAGATCGGTCGCGGTATAAGGGATAACGTTTGGTCATTAGTAGGTGCTGCCGCAAGCGTAAAAAGCGGAGCGGGCTTTAAAAATAATCTAGTACGGGGCATGATAGGTACGTCTGTCGGCGGTTACGCCGACTACGTAGCAAATAGCGACTATGTCGGCAGAGAACTCGACGCAAAAGAGGCGCTAGCCAAAATGGGCGAGGACGCGCTACTATCTGCGGCAGGCGATACCATAATAGGAGGAGCGATCAGGGGCTATCAAGGCACGAAAGGGCTGATAAACGAGGCTAAAGATAAAGCCGCCCAAGCAACGCAGAAGCTAAAAATGAGTGGCGAAAATGTAAAAGAAAAAGTAGCCGATATGACCCATCCGCTAAAAGACGTAACCGCAAAAACCGACATCCCTATTTACGATCACGTCAGAACCGGCAATATAAGGGGTGCAGAAGCTAACGTAGCCGACTTCGGCGCAGATTTATCCATAGATGAGCAAAGAGCGCTTAGAGAGCTTATGGAAATATACACCCCGCAGAGTACTAACGCCAACGTAAAGCTAAGCGAACTAGCTCAAGGCGCAAAACACATAAAAGAAAACTCGGCCACGCCCGAAATTTTAAGAGGGGTAGCGAGTAAGGCCGAGGATGCGGCGCAAAATTTAGCGTCTAAATTCGCCGACGAGGACACGGCCGCGCGTCAAAGGTTGGTATTTGCTAAGGCTAGGGCCGACGAGAAACACATAAACGAATTTAACGGGCTTATAAAAGAAAGCCCAGAATTTGCTAAGAAATACGCCGACATCCTGGATGACGATACGCGTAGGTTTATCGACGAGATCGGAGCGAGCGGAGAACGCACGGGCGATGAAGTGGGCGATATACTAGGCGAATACGTAAAAAGAGTCCAAGACGATTATGCAAAGACTACGAGTGAGATAAAAAATGCGATAAACACAAACGGCGTAAAACTAGACGAAGGACTGATAAGATCGGCAGCCGAGGATGTTAAAACCTACATCAAATCTCAAACCGACTTATCTCCCGTAACCAATAGAATCTTAAAGGTTTTGGATGATGGAGCGGATGCCGAAGCGTTATTTGAGGCTAGGCACGCCGTAAATAGCTTAATAAGACAAGCCGACTATAAGCCGACGAAAGACAAACTAATAAGGCTAAAACAAAGCCTAGACGATGGAATATTTGCAAGCACGGGCAAAAGCGGCATGGAGCTGGAAAGGCTAAAAAATAGCCTTTATGACGCCGACGTCAAATACTCGCAAATGAAGCGCATAGAGGACGATTCGCTTTATGAGGGGATACAAAAAGGTACCACAAAAGAGCTAACGCAAGCCAAGTTGGATAAGAAATTTAGAAACACCAACGGCAAGCTAAACGAATACTTGTCAGGACTTGACGCGCCCAGCAGAGAAAGGCTAGAGATCGAGGCGATAAAAAATACGCTGGAGAGAAATATCAAAGAGACGATGGGCGGCAAAAGGGTGGTGGATTACTCGGGGATGCTAAAAACGCTAAAAGACAATCCGAACTATAAAAGCGAGGCGGCTAAGAAAGCTATCGAGATAACCGAAAAGATGAATAAAATCCACGGGCTCGATTATACCCTTGCCGATGCTTTTAAAGCGCCTAAAGACCCTAAACTCCAGCAAGGCTTCAGTCATAACGTAGCCGTGAGATACTTGACTATGGCGGCAAACAGGGCCGTGCAAAATACCGTTAAATTCCTGCCGTTTTTGCAGATGGGAAAGACCGCAGCGTCAAGACACGCTATATACAATGCCGTGATGAGTTCGTCAAGCGCGCGAGAACTGGGCGAAAAGCTATCAAAGGCCGCGATGAATAAAGATATACCCGTTAGCGAAAAAATAGACATCATCGAGATGGCTAAGGCGCAGTTTAAATTTAGCAATGAGTTAGATAAGGCTAAGGCGGATGGGATAGTCAAAGAAGCTACGACAAAGCAGGAAAATAATGTAATAAAAAAAGGCGAAGCTCCCGGGCAACACCCCGGCGCAAACTTCGCCAATGAGTCTGCGCCAATGGCTAAAGATAGCCAAGGGCTTGCATTTTCGCCTTATAAGGACGACGCGCAGCGGGTCGCGCAGACCAATAATGACATTATACTACAAAATTCGGCTAAAGGCGAAGCGGCCGAGCAAGGAAGTAAGCTAGAGCAAGCAGAAGCAAAACAAGAAGTCGTAAAGGGCGAGGGCTGGACGATGAGAGACGGCACGGCGGCAAAGACGGACTACGTTATCAAGACCGACCTAGCGCCTAACGTCAGGGATCTATCAAAGATAACGACCGATGAGATAACCGCCGATTTGGAATACTTAGCCGCCAAACACCCCGAAATCTTTGATAAGCCGTCTGATGTTTTTAAACTAATCAAGGAAATCAAAGAAAACCCAACGCATTTTTTTACGAATAATAGGCTTGATTATGCCTTGATCGTAAAAAGGCTTGAAGATAACAAAATAGGTAAGCTTGCCGTGGATAAGCAAAGCGGAGAAGTTAAACACGCGACAAAAGTAAATAGTAAGGACTTAAAAAGACTTGCAAAAGTAAGTAAAGAAAAATCAGAAAATGCTGGCATTATCCAAACTTTCATCCAGCCAGGAAGCAAATCACAAGGTGAGCTTGGGCTCCCAACTAAGCGTATTATATCACAAAATTCGGCTAAAGACGAAACAGCGATAAAAACACACGTAAACCCTCACGTAGGAACAGGTCTAGCGGGCGGAACTCTAAACGCTAAAGACGAAAACGGAAACTTCGACGCGGAGAAATTCGCTAAAGGTTTTATATACGGGCTTTTTGGCTCAAAGGTAACGGCGGCCACCCTAAAAAAGACGAACCCTAAACTATACGATCAGATAGTAAATATCGGGAAAGATAAAGCGGGTAAAGAAAAAATATCAAGTTTCGTAAATAAACTAAAGCAAGACGAGCTAGGCAAACTACTACAAAAGACTATAACGAATAAAGACCTAAGCACGAAAACAAAAATAGAGATAATAGAGGCGGCAAAGAAAAGATTTACAAAGGAGACGCCCAAAAGCCTAAGCGGGCATAGCGAGGCGCAGATGATAGTAAAGGATAAAGACCAAAAAGAAAAGAGAGGTATATACAACGTAGTTTATAACGATAAGAAATCCACTATCATATACAAAGACCTTGAAGCTATCGAAAATGCGATTAAATTTGAGAAAGGATTTGAGAACAAAGTAACTAAAAAAGGCTTTGGCGCATTGCACATCGAAAAACATTTGAACGAAAAAAACGCAGGCTGGGTAACGCAACAAGAGTATCTAAATATGGGCGAAGTCGTCCGCAAGGGAAAGCTCAACACAGATAAATACGGCAGGCGCAGTTACGAATACTATAAAAACGGTATAAGATTTAGAGTCGCGATAGGGTATATGGGAAAAGGCAAAGATAGAGTAATCAGCTTTTTCTCAGATAGAAAGCCGAAAAAATAGTAAAAAAACGCTTGGCATAGAAAATAATATTCTAACTTACAATTACTCCAAGCGTTTTTTAAAAATCTTGCGCTAGGGACGGACTAAGTCCGCTCTTACTCGCTCGGGTTACGAGCCCAAGATAAAATTAGACCCTATTAACGCAAGATTTAGATTATTATACCATAAAATTTAAAAACCCGAAGCTAAAGGCATAAACCTCTTAGCTCATTTCCCCATAAAAAAATCACATTTTCCCCAAATTATGCAAATTTTGACACTATTTGTCTCCAATATGCCCCAAAACTAGGTAGATTTGACACTGCCACCTACGCGATAATCGCTCTAAACCATACGAAAAGGAGCAATTATGGCAATCACTACTACGGGTTATCAAACCCCCGCAACCTCAAGAGAAGGTTTAAAACCTTCGGTCTATGACAAAATCATTTTAATAGGACCGGACGAAACGCCTATACTTAGTCTTATCGATACGTCCGACGTAAAAGGTATCGAGCATAGCTGGCTAACAGATACCCTAGCCGCGCCTCAAAAGAACGCGCAGTTAGAGATCAGCGACTTTAACGATACGAGGAAAAGTACCGTTCAAAAAACGTCAAACGCAACGCAAATTTTCACTTCGCCCGTTAGCGTGTCAAGAAGTATGCAAGCAGTCGCTACGTACGGCGGCAAAGAACTCCAGCGCGAGGTAACAAAAAGAGCCAAAGAGCATAAACTGGATATGGAGTATGCGCTATTTGGGCTAGGGCGTCACGCAAACGCAAAACAATCCGTATTTATGGCGCCTGCGGTAAGGACCGATACGACGGCGGGCGAAATGGCGGGGATGTTCTACTACGTCGCTAAAGGCGCGGGCACGTGGAGCGGCGGCAAAAGAGGAAACGTGGTAGCTTTTGACAGCACGAACAACTGGAGCGGAACCGAGACGCAGCTAACCGAGGAGATACTATCAAGCCTACTTCAAAATATCTGGGATGCGGGCGGAAAACCTAAGGATGTATTCGTGGGCGCGGGGTTAAAACCTGCGATAAATCGCTTCGCTACTAGGCAATTCGGTAACGAAAAAGCCATAAACTCTAGTGTGGTTAGCCTAGATACCGATTTTGGTAAAGTAAATTTTAGGCTACACCGCTTCTTGTCTCAAAAATTCGGACTAGGCGACGTACTTATCGCGGGGGATTTTGAGTATATGAAAAACGGCCTGCTCGTACCGACGGAGCTAAAAGACGTTACTACGTCAAAAACGGCTATACAAAAGAGATATTATACAGAGGGCTGCCTAGAGGTTAGAAATGCCGACGCATTTGCGATCGGAGTCGGCTTAAAGGCGTAAAAATGCGCTGCCAAGATGTAAAAAAAATCTTGAAATTCAAGTGCGTCGGGGATAAGAAAGTCCCCGATGACGAGACGTTAAGCGACGTGTTTTTCGAGGCTATGCTATACGTGGCGAACAAATGCATACCAAATGAGCTTTTGCGTAGCATAGAGAGCAACGAGCGGGTATATCGAAACGTAGACCAAAACGCTTTTTTGACCTACCCCGATCGTCCGAATTTTAGCGACCCCGACGAACATCTAATGATAGACGAGACGCTTACGTACGCCGTGATTAACGAAGTGGCATTTTTGCTAAATCAAGATACGTACTATCGTACGCTAGCCCTTGAAATCATCGCGGACTACAACGCCAACTACGGGAGGGAGTACGGGCTATGAATAGAGATTTATTTCCTGCGATTTTAAGCGCGCGGGTTTTGGCTACGGTCGATTTGCTGGCCTTTTTTAAAGAGGCGGGCGAATTCTTTGCAAATACGACGAAAACTATCAAAGAAAGCGGACTAATCAAATGACAAGCATATACGAACTAAAAATGGGCGCGGAAAAACTAGAAGCGCTAAAATTTCTACTATCTCAAATCAAAGACCTAGAGGCTGCCGTAAAAAGCATAGACGTGAACGAGCTACGCGAGTTTCGCTATCTAGCGCAGAAAATGCAAGGGCTAGAGAGCGACGTAGCAAAATCAAAAGAGCTAATCGAAAAAGCTAAAAATGACCTAGAGCCGTTAGCCGCCGACGTAGAGCGCGTAGGTAAGGCCGCCAAAGACGAGATAGACATAAAAGCTCAAACCTTTAACGCCTCGCTAGCTAGGAAAGCGGAGGAATTTGAGCAAATTAAGTCTAGCTTTGAGAGCAAATACGCAGAGCTAGCCGCGCTAAAATCCAGGATAGAGGACGCGTTAAAATCCGTGTCATCGCCTATCGACGATACGACCGCGGCGGAAAATAAAACGTTTTCTAGCAAAAAGATAGACGAAACATACGCCAAAAAAGGCGAGACGTCGGGCAGCGTAGACGTGAGCGGACTAGCTACTAAAGAGGAGCTAAACGCAAAGATAGGCGAGGCAAAAGCAAATGAGCTAATAACGGCAAAAACGGCAAATCTAGCAAATAAAAGCGAGCTAAACGCGAAGCTAGACGCCGCGACGTATAACGCCGAAAAGGCAAACTACGTCCTAAAATCACAGCTAAGCTCTTATACTAAAAGAAGCGAACTAAACACGTATGCGGTAGCGCAAAACTTTTACGGCGATACGATAAATTTTAATACGGGGGTAAATTTCATAGGTCAAAGTATAAACGGACAAGTAAAAGCTAGTATGCGAAGCGGCGGCCAAAGCGGTCTAGTGTATATAAGCAACGCAAGCGGTGTAACTGGATTTTCGGACGACTTTGTTATCCTAAACCCAACCGAAGCGACGTATAGCCAAGGATACGTATTTTTTAGCTATTTCGTACGTCCTACGGATAATAAAATCCTAATCTCGTTTATAAAGGCGCAGTAATGTTAAAAGGAGCGTTTTTCTTTGGCAGCGTAAGCGCGCCGTATCCCGAGCATACGACGATAGCAAACGAGGGAGGAATAATGAAAATAACGTGGGGTAAAAATATCCCCGCGAATTTTACCTCAAGCTATAAAAACTACGTGCAAAATCCCGGCTACCACAAAAACAGACTAGACTTTAGCAAGGTAGAAAGCATCGGGTCTAATAATTTTAACGATGCGCCGTCTTTCGGAGCCGTTTGTGCGGACGGGATGTTAAATCTAAGCTCCTTGCAAACTCTTGGAAATAACTGTTTTAATGATCTAGGGGGAAATTTAAAAGAGTTAAATATACCAAAAGTACAAAGTATATCTAGTTGCTTTAATTCTAATACGCTAACAAAGATAGTAGCACCGGAATTAACGCAAATAAGCAATAGATGTTTTAGCGATATAACGACGATTTTTCCTAATGGCGTACGCGCTCCTTTATCGGGAGGGGTAACGTTTGAAAAGCTGGAAACGATTTCGGGCTCCGGGTCTTTTTGTAACGTGGATAGGATAAGCTCTTACCGTATGAACGCGTTAAGGAATATCGGCGCGAATAACTTTTTAAACTCAAACCCTAGCTGGGTTAGCATAAGTCATTATTACGATAGCGTAAGCAGGCAAAACCTAGCTAACTCTATCGGCGAGAGTAAAATCAAATACGGATACTAAGATGAACCTAACCATAAAACAAAAACTAACCGTAGCGCGCAATTTCGCAGTTGAAATTCCTATCGAGATTTTGCACTTTTTCATCGTGCCGATAGCATTGTTAGCCTGCGACGAAAAAAGCGAAAATTTGCCGAGATGGGCGGCGTGGTTTGACGACCCGGACTACGGTATCAACGGAGACGACGGCTGGAAAAATGAGCATTTCCCAAACGGCAAAAATCGCACCTATTTGGCGCGCCTTTGCTGGCTATACCGCAACCGCATAGGAAACTTCAGCGCGAAATACTTGGGCGTGCGGGTTGAAGACATAGACGCAAACACGGTGCGTATTCAAGGCGATGTATTTGCAACATACAACAAAGGGCAAAAGAACACAGAGTGCCTCGTCACTTGCAAGATGAAAGACGGGCGCGAGCGTTTTGGCTACTACCGCGAGATCAGATACGGCAAATCAAAATGGTACTGCCGTATATACCTTGGCTGGAAACTTATGGATGTTGCCGGCATGCGGCAGGATAACAAGGCCGAGTATATGGACGAGAACGATAAAAAGATACTACAAACGGTTTGGGCGATCAATCCCGTAAAGAGGATAAAGCAATGAAGCCGTCTACAAAGAAATTCGTGATCATAGCTGCCGTTATATTGACGGCCGTATTTCTTATAAATTTATTTAAATAAAGGAGAAGCAATGCAAAAATACATAGGAACCAAGGAGATCAAAGCGATACCGATGAATCGCTTGGAATACAACAAGTTGCGCGGGTGGACGGTGCCTGCGGAGGAAAATCCGAACGACGAGGGTTATCTCGTAGAGTATGCCGATAGCAAAAAAAATCATCCAGATTTTGACGGCTACATCTCGTGGTCGCCTAAAAATGTCTTTGAGGCTACCTACCAAAACATCTCCGAGGGGTTTGATTTCGGCTCCGCGATACGATTTTTAAAACAAGGCAAAAGAGTGGCGCGCAAAGGCTGGAACGGTAAGGGGATGTTTTTGTTTTTAGTTGAAGGGTCTAAATTTACCGTAAATCGCGAACCGCTTTTATCTATCTTCGGCGAGGGGGCGGAGGTTGGTTATTGCCCTCATATTGATATGAAAACGGCTGATGAAAAAATCGTGCCGTGGCTTGCCAGTCAGACGGATGTCCTTGCTATTGATTGGGTATTGGTAGAATGAATTTCCTAATCGCGAACAAACTCTGGTTAATCGTAATTGGCGCTCTTGTGGGCGTAATGCTAGGTCTTGGAGTTGAAATTTGGAAATTAAAAGGCGACATCAAGGACGCAAAAGCAGGGCTAGCCCAGGCGCAAAAAGAGCTGGCGATAAAAGAAGCAAATTTGCAAATCTCGGCTGCAAATTTAAGCGAGTGCAATGCAAAAATAGACCTGCAGAATGCAAAATTTAAAGACCTTGAAGTAAAAAAGCCCGACGTAAAAAAGACGCAAGAAAAAGCAAGAAGCAAATTTGAGAGCATAAAGCCGCTTGCTACGCAAAACTGCGAGGAGAAGCTGGAGCGATGCGAAAGGATATTTGATGAGCTTGCGCGCTAAAATCGGGCTTTTTTGCGTCGCCCTATTGTTTTTTGGCTGCGCAGGTAAAGAGCCGCAGGTGATCACTCGGACAAAATATCAAGACGTGTATATCGCCGTGCCTTGCATCGACGAGATGCCGCAAAAACCGGAGCGAGACAGAAGCGACCCCGACAATCAAAAAAAGATTGCAGAGTATTTTAAGGCCTGCGAGGACCTGCTAAAACAATGCGTAAGAGGTGCGAAATGAGCGAAATGGTAATAAAAAAAATCATGGGCTTTAAAATCAGCAAAAAAAGAGCGCTGGAAATAACTTTGTCGGTCCTGCTCGCCTTGATTTTCGGGGCGGCGATAAGATGAATTTTCAAGAATACCTATACCTGCTTTGGGTATTGGTGGTGGGCGCGATCGGCGGCGTCTTAGGGCTGCTGGACGATGACGGCAAGCCCAGAAAACACCGCACGAAAAGAGCTTTTGTCGTCGCTACTATCACGGCGATGTTTCTTTGCTGGACTACGTTTGCTATCTCAAAACTCCTTATACACGAGGTTGAGGGGTCGCTGGCTCTTGGCGGCATTATCGCCTTTATGGGCGCTGAATGGGCAAGACGCAAAATAAACAAAGCCGCGGATAAAAAGATAGAGGGAATGGGCGACGGCGGATACGGTAGAGGGTATGACGACTACGGCGGAAGTTTTAGACACGAAAATTTTGACGATACGAAAGGATAGCAAATGGCAAATTTTAACGATGCGTTTCAAATTCTAATGCGACTAGAATTCTCTAGGCCAGGCGACGCACTTGATAAAAATCCTACCGAAAGCGGCTGGACGTTTATGGGTATCTACCAAAACGCTCATCCACACTGGGAAGGCTGGGACGAGATACTAGGCGCGCTAGCTCACGGCGGCGACATCGAGAAAATATCGCGCGCGCTATACGCTAGCGAGAATTTGCGTGCGCAGGTGCGAGCATTTTACAAAGAGGCGTATTGGGATCGTATGAGGCTCGACGAAATTTCAAGTCAGCCAAAAGCGAATGAGATGTTTATCTTTGGCGTGAATGTTGGGATCAAACCCGCCGTGCGCGCGGCGCAGACGGTAGTAGGCGTAGATGCCGACGGCGTCTTCGGCGACCAGACGCTAGCGGCGATAAACCGCTTTGACGAGGCGAGATTTGACAAAGAATTCGACCGAGCCGAGCTTGAATACTACAACCGCTTGATGCAAAAAAATCCGAAGCTAAAGATTTATGCCAACGGGTGGAGAAATAGAGCCTTGGCGGTGTAGTATGAACTTATACTACGACAAAACCTTTATCATAGATAGCGCTTTTACCCTACAAGCGGCATACACTGGCGAAAACGGCGAGGAGATAAGATTTAATCCCGAGTACGACGACGTATTCGTAGCCTTTACGAATACCGAAAACGACGTCGGGTTTTACGCCACGGGCGTAGGCGCGATCAGAGGAAACGAGATATTAGTGCGGTGCGGTAGCGAGATATGGCAAAACGCGCCTAAAGGATTTTTTAAAAATGACATCAGCGACATATACGGCTACGGCGGAGCGTGGCACGCGTATAGCGTATGGATACGAAACAAAAACAACGACAAATACTGCGTTTTACGCGGCAAAGCAAAACTAGTAAAAGGAGCGGATATGAGGGCTAATTTGGTGCCTGATTATTGGGCAGTGCGTCCAAATACGGGCGGCAACGGCGGCAATAACGGAGGGGATAATAACGGCAGTGCGGGCGGCGGTAGCGGCGGAGACGTAAACGTATGGGATCATCTAACCGAGCTTGAAAAAATAATCGAGGGCTATCTAAACAAAGAATACGTCTTTGATAACGTTAATTTACGCGACAAGCTCAAAGGCGTAATCAAAGACGTAAAAGAGCTAAAAACCGAGGTAAAAGCCGTAAACGACAAGATACAAGCTATCGTTACGAATAAAGACGTCGCCGTAACCACGGACAACGAAGCGTTAGCGCAGGCTATCAAACAGATAAACGCGAAATTCGGCGAGATAACCTCTAGCATAAACGAATTAAAACAAAGCTACGCTAGCAAAGACGAGGCTTTGGCACAAAAATTCGAGGAGTTAAAAGCTACTTTGCCTAACGCCGATAATCTCTCTACGCAGATAATGAGAAATGTGGAAACCAAGATAAATAGCGCCGTAGATGGAAAAACAAGCTCGATAACAAGCGATTTAAGCAGGCTAAGCGCGTCCGTAAGCGGACAGAATGTAAAAATAGACAATGCCTCGACTATCGCTACGCAAGCTAAAGACTACGCCGCGCGCGTAAAATCGGTCGTAACCGATAGCAGAGGTAGGATAACGGGCTGGAGCTACGGCGACGGCAGCAATCAACAGTCTAAATTTGAGATAAACGCCGATAACTTCAGGATAACCGATAGCCTAAGAAGCTTGACGCCGTTTGAAATATCGGGCGGCAAGATTAAATTCGGTGCGGACGTAAGTTTCGACCAACTAAAGCAAACCAACACGATAATCAAAATAGAGCGATACGAAAATAACGCATCAAGCAACAAGACGATATACGCCAATTTCAGCTCAAGCTCGAATGCCTGCATAGTGCTTTGGGGAAATTCAGACGGCAGTAAAAGCGGGGTTAGCTTTTTAGGCCGCAACGGCTACGGCAGTTTTCACGGCTCGTTCGTTATGCCGCCAAATACCGCGGCGATAATGCTTTATCTAAATCAAGAAGCCTTAAGATAGGAGGGCAAATGTATTATTACCTAGAAAAAGATACCAAAATCATCGTGGGGCAAGGCAGCGAAGAACACCCGCATTATTTTAGCGTGCTAGCCTCCGTAATAGATAATTTAGGAGTAAGCAACCCGATGGGGTATAAGTTTGAAAACGGCGCGCTAAGCAAAAGCGAAGAAGCGATTAGGAGCGAGCAGGGGCAAGAAAGAGCGCGCAGGCTCGCAAATTTGGAGATAGAAATCGGCAGTAAAATTTTCCCCGCGGACGAGGCTAGCCAAACAAGAATGATGATCGCTCTAAAATCGGCTGAAATATCAGGCGCGCCGAGCGTGAAATTTCCGACCGTAAGCGGAGAGCTAACCGATGTGAGCGCGCAGGAGCTAAAACAGATGATAATCCTTTGCGCTCAAAAACTCAATGAAATTTTAGGCGGCGCGAAATGACGCCCGAACAAGAAGCCGCGCTAATAGCTGCGGTTAATTCAGCAAACGCCGCAATAGCCGCAGTGAGCGATAACGTAGTCGCCATAAATAGCAAAATAGCGGGACTGGAGGCAAAATTTGAGGGACTAAGCGCGGTCGTTGGCGGCGTAAAAAAAGACCTTGCCGCGCTATCTGAAAAAACGGATGACGATACGGATTTGATAAATTTCAAACTGACGCGGCTAAATAGAGAAAGGGCGATAAGATGAACTTCACGGATAAATACATAGCTAATTTTGGGGACTTGCTGACCGAAACTACGGCGGCGAATACCCCGTATCAAAAGACGCTGGAATATCTAAACGAGCAATACGATAAATACAATATCTCAAACGAACTCCGCGCTAAGCACATAAGCGAGCTGCTGGCAAACCTAACTATGGGCTACACCGCGCAGGCTATGGCGCAGGCAATGGAGCTAACCTACCGCGAACTAACCTTTGACGAGGAAATGAACGGCTTAAAAGAGCAGACTAAAAGCGCGCGGCTAAGAAACGAGGAGCTAGAGCGCGGGATGAACGATAGGCTAACGGGGCTAAAAAAACAAAACGAGCTGGTAGACGCGCAAATAAAAAAGCTAAAAGACGAGACCGAACTAGCTAAAAGTCAAAAAGAGGCGATAGATAGGCAGGTAAAAGACAATCGTATCATCAAAGCTACCTCGACGCTAGGCGGGTTTATCTCCGAAAACCAAGCCGGCGGAATGATAGTGCCGGCTGATATGACGAAAACGTTTTTTGATATGCTTTCGGGGCTAGTCAAAGAGGATCTGCCCGAACTCGCCAAGCCCGCTAAATTTGATATGGAAAAAAGGAAGTGAACTACACTAACTTTGATTATCTAAACATTACCAACCCCGACACGGGCGGGGTTTACGATTTTATGGCGGGCGGGCTGTTTGACGGATATTACGCGGGCGGCTACGGCTATAACGCCTTAAATTTACCAACTCCTGATCTAAGAAGCTTTTTTATTAACCAAGCCTTTTCTTTGACCGCCGGCTTACTCGAGCTAAACGAGGACTTTGCGGAATTCGTGCTGATGCCTATGCAGATTTTGATCTTGCGAGAGGACAAAGAAAGTGCGGCTAAACTAATATCAAGCGCGAGCGAGATAACGGCAAAGCAGGCAAAAGAGCGTAAAGTCGTAATTAGGCAAAGCGACCGGGGCGATAGCTTTGGCAAAGGGTTAGGCGGTAGAACTCGCGGCGAGATAAATAGAAACTTTAGGCAATTTTACGGCGAAATGATGATGGATAGCCAATATGAAAACGCAGTAGAAGGACTAGGATATGCTTTTGGCGGAGTATTTGGGCGTATAGCCGCAGGTATGCTCTACGACGGGCTTGTAAACGGGGAATTTAATACCGCCAATATCGGCGAGGCGTTAATGGACGAGTTAAAAAATACGCTCACGCAAAGCGCGCTAAGCTATGGCTTGCGGGCGTTAGGCACGGCTCCGTCACTGCTAGGGACGTTTGGGCTAAGCCTTGCTATCGGTACGCTAGTAGACGAAATAACGGAAGTAATAGCGGGGCTTGATAATCATTTTGGATTTGGCGGAGAGTTGCAAGGGTTTGATGCGGACGGTGCGCCGTATTATGACAGGGCGCTTGGATTTGGAGAATTTTTTAAGGAGAAATTTGGGATGCTAGATAGCCACGTTGAACTTGAAAATAAAAAAGGCGACGTAGTGGGGTATAGATTGCAAGATAAAAAATTCCTCTACGTCGATAAAACAAGGCCGTCTAGCGTAGTAAGAACGGACGTAGTAGAAGTCGGCAGAATTTACGGCGCGCCTAGATTAGGATATAACCCGCAATTTAATCTAGGCGTAGGGCTTGGTTTTGGCGGCTTAAATTTCGGCTACACTAGGCAGGAAAACTACGGCTGGGCGAGCGAACTAAGAGGCGCGCTGACCCAGAGCCTACAAGAGGTGCAGAATAGCTTTTCGTACCAACTAAATGCAACCGTAACCGCTCCTAGCGTAGACGTAAGCGCCGCTCTCGCGCAAGCTCTGCAAAACGCGCAGACGAGCATAAACGGCGACGGCGCGCAAACGTCAAATAAGACAAGCTCTATGGAGTGGGCGGAAAAAGCAAGAATGGCGCAATCAAGAGGCGGCAAGGGAATGGGCGGCATAAGTCCGTCGAAGAACAAAGCCGGCGGTTGGAGCTTTGCAAACACCAAGGCGGGAAACTGGACGGAAGCCGGCGGGCTACTGGGTTTTGGCGGGGCAAAAACAGACCCTAACGCTCAAAAACAGCTAGCCGACGAAATAGGCAGGCAAAAGACCGCACAAGACGCGGCCAAAGGCGGCGCATCAGGCAATGGTAGAAATTTAGGGGCAAAGACCGGCTACGGCAAAACGAGCCGCGGAGAGAAAAGCAGGCAAAGACAAGCCCAAAGAAACTCTGCCGGCAATAAAAGCGGCAGTCGAGGTAAGAAATAGGGCGTTGGCGGTGTAGGGCTAAGGGTTAGAATACCCCTAGCCCCCTATCAATCTTTAAATGCTCGTCTTTGATAAAGCCTTGATCGTTATCACTTTTAAAAATCCGTTTAAAAAACGTGCTTGTAAAAATGATTTTGGTGTGCCATAAACTGTGCCAAAGGGTGTGTTCTTGGTGGGATATTTTTGTATATTTTTAAAAACATATTATCGTTGTGAGATCGTGCGCTTTGTATGGATTAGCCTATTTTAGGCAACGTTACATTTAAGCTCCTGCTAAGCCAAATTTAAATAAAATCAAGTCTTTTTAATAAATTTAGTCGAAAGGAATTACTGTGCCAACCATTAATCAATTGGTCAGAAAAGAGCGCAAGAAAGTGACTTTTAAGTCAAAATCTCCAGCGCTAAAAGAGTGTCCTCAAAGAAGAGGAGTTTGCACTAGGGTCTATACTACGACTCCTAAAAAACCAAACTCGGCTTTGAGAAAAGTTGCCAAAGTTAGGCTTACAAGCGGATTTGAAGTGATCAGCTATATCGGCGGCGAAGGCCACAACCTACAAGAGCACAGCATCGTGCTAGTGCGCGGCGGCCGTGTTAAAGACTTACCGGGTGTTAAATACCACATCGTACGCGGCGCTCTTGATACAGCTGGCGTTGCGAAAAGAACTGTTTCTCGCTCAAAATACGGCGCTAAACGTCCAAAACCCGGTCAAGCAGCAGCCGCAGCAGGTAAAAAGAAATAAAAATTTAGGTTCGCAGACCATGCCATTAGCGGCATAGGTTTGAGTAAAATTTATAAAATTTGAAGGAATAATCAAATGAGAAGAAGAAAAGCTCCCGTCAGGGAAGTAATGCCGGATCCAATTTACGGCAATAAGGTAATCACTAAATTTATTAACTCTCTTATGTACGACGGCAAAAAAAGCGTCGCTACCGAGATCATGTACGGCGCTATCAAAGCTATCGAGAAAAAAAGCGGCGACGTAAAAGGTATAGACGTGTTTAACGATGCTATCGAAAACATTAAGCCTCTTATGGAGGTTAAATCTCGTCGCGTCGGCGGTGCTACCTACCAAGTACCGGTAGAAGTTCGTCCAGCTCGCCAGCAAGCTCTTGCTATCCGCTGGATCATCGGTTTTGCTAGAAAAAGAAGCGAAAGAACCATGATTGACAAGCTAGCTAACGAGCTACTTGATGCGGCAAATTCAAAAGGCGCGTCTTTCAAAAAGAAGGAAGACACCTATAAAATGGCAGAAGCTAACAAAGCGTTTGCTCACTACCGCTGGTAAGAGGAGGCTGGTATGGCAGATAGAAAAACCCCTTTACATATGGTTAGAAACATCGGTATCGCCGCTCACATCGATGCCGGTAAAACTACGACCAGCGAAAGAATTTTGTTCTTTACGGGCATGAGTCACAAGATCGGCGAGGTTCACGACGGTGCTGCTACGATGGACTGGATGGAGCAAGAAAAAGAGCGCGGCATTACGATTACATCTGCGGCGACTACTTGCTTTTGGAAAGATCACCAGATAAATTTGATCGACACTCCGGGCCACGTTGACTTTACTATCGAGGTTGAGCGTTCTATGCGTGTTCTTGACGGTGCTGTTTCAGTATTTTGCTCAGTCGGCGGCGTACAGCCTCAGTCTGAGACCGTTTGGAGACAAGCAAATAAATATCACGTCCCAAGAATTGTTTTTGTAAATAAAATGGACAGAATCGGCGCAAATTTCTTTAACGTCGAGTCTCAAATCAGAAACCGCCTAAAAGCAAATCCGGTGCCTATTCAAATTCCTATCGGTGCAGAGGATAACTTTAGAGGCGTAGTCGATCTTGTTAAGATGAAAGCTTACGTTTGGGAAGACGACAAAAAGCCGACTGATTATAAAGAGATAGAAATCCCTGCAGAGGTAAAAGAAAAAGCAGAAGAGTACCGCACTAAGTTGATCGAAGCAGTTTCTGAAACCGACGATAGCTTGATGGAGAAATTTTTCTCAGGCGAGGAGCTAAGCGAAGAAGAGATCAAAAAAGGGATCAAAGCAGGCTGCTTAAGAATGACGATAACTCCGATGCTTTGCGGAACGGCATTTAAAAATAAAGGCATCCAGCCGCTACTTGATGCGGTAGTAGCGTATTTGCCTGCACCGGATGAGATCGAGGCGATCAAGGGCGTTTATGAAGATGGTAGCGAAGTAACGGTAGAAAGCACTGATAACGGCGAATTTGCGGCTCTTGCGTTTAAGATTATGACCGACCCGTTTGTCGGACAGCTTACCTTTATCCGCGTTTACCGCGGTAGTCTTGAGAGCGGTAGTTATGCTTACAACACCGTTCAGGATAATAAAGAAAGAATCGGTCGCTTACTAAAAATGCACTCAAACAAACGCGAGGAAATTTCGATTCTTCATGCGGGCGAGATCGGTGCGGTCGTAGGTCTAAAAAATACCCTAACCGGCGATACGCTTGCGAGCGAAAAAGACAAGGTTATCCTTGAGAAGATGGATTTCCCTGAGCCGGTTATCAGCGTTGCCGTAGAGCCAAAAACTAAAGCCGACCAAGAAAAAATGGCTATCGCGCTTCAAAAGCTAGCTCAAGAGGACCCAAGCTTTAGAGTAGGTACCGACGAAGAGAGCGGTCAAACCATTATCAGCGGTATGGGTGAGCTTCATCTTGAGATCATCGTAGATAGAATGCTACGCGAATTTAAAGTCGATGCCGAAGTAGGTCAGCCGCAAGTCGCATACCGCGAGACTATCCGCAAAACAGTCGAGCAAGAGTATAAATACGCTAAACAATCAGGCGGTCGCGGTCAGTACGGACACGTATTCTTGCGCCTTGAGCCGCTACCTGCGGCTAGCGGATTTGAGTTCGTTAACGACATTAAAGGCGGCGTGGTTCCTAAAGAGTACATACCGGCTGTTGAAAAAGGCTGCAAAGAAGCGCTACAAAGCGGCGTACTTGCCGGCTATCCGGTTGAGGACGTTAAAGTTACTCTATTTGACGGTAGCTACCACGAGGTCGACTCGTCTGAAATGGCGTTTAAACTAGCTGCTTCTATGGGCTTCAAAGAGGGCGCTAGAAAAGCGGGCGCGGTTATCCTTGAGCCTATGATGAAGGTCGAGGTTGAGACGCCTGAGGATTATATGGGCGACGTTATCGGCGACTTAAACAAACGCCGCGGTCAAGTAAATTCTATGGACGAGCGCAACGGAAGCAAGATTATTACTGCTTTCTGCCCGCTAGCCCAGATGTTTGGTTACTCTACCGACCTTCGCTCTATGACGCAAGGTCGCGCGACTTATTCTATGGAATTTGACCACTATGAGGAAGTTCCAAAGAACGTTAGCGAAGAGATTATCAAGAAAAGAAACGGCTAAGCCGAATTTGGCGGGGATGCGAGTCCTCGCCTTAAATTTAGTTAAACGACTGCCGTCAAATTCTCGTAGTTGGGGCAAGTCGTATTTTTATATAATAAAATTTGACAAGCTGTTAAGTTAGTTGAATTTACTGCTTGTATGTCCTCATAGCTCAGCCGGATAGAGCGCAGAATTCCTAATTCTGAGGCCGTGAGTTCGAATCTCGCTGGGGACACCATTCTACCTAAAATATACCCCCAATTTATGGACTTTTTTTAAGCCTTTGAAATACGTATACAACATATTTATGTAGTAATTTCACTTGTGTATAGCTTAGGAAAAATGAGCCATTGATACTACTAAATATGGCTAAATTTTAGAATTTCTTAGTACTATTTTTGACACAACTACACTATTTGCTTTTTAAACTTTTTAAATAAACCATGTTAAACAAAATTGGCTTAAGAACCGATACTCTCTTTAAAAACCGATAAATACGGTAAAATTTTAGTCTCAAGATAAGTTAAAAAATCCATGGTATAGCGATGGGTGCGTATTTGCTTACTGCCGCTCTTGGACGGCTTAAATGATAAATTTATTTAGCCGGCAGCCTAGCGACATCTTTGTTTATTAGTCTCCAAAAAAGATCCGCAAAATATCTAAACGCGGCAAGCAAGTCTATACATCAAGTTTCTAAAAACCAGGTAAGCATTGCTAAAAAATATTGGTAAATTTAACGCTACTACGGCCGCAACATGAAACAAAAATTTTATTTATACGCCTTGAACATTATCGTTTTTTGTAGTGATCACCTAACTAAATTAAAAAACGCTTTCCTTCATTTTATAAAAATTATGGTATAATTGGCGATAGTTTTCTGTAAATAGAACACTAAAAACATCAAGTAATTTTATAAAGGAGTCCTTAATGGCAGTAACACAAGCCCAAGTAGCGCAGCTTTACGTTGCGTTATTTAACAGAGCCCCGGAAGGCGACGGCTTTAGAGCGTGGGTAGCCGCAGGCGCTACTAAAACGCAGGCTCAGATAGCCAACGAGATGCTGGCATCTCCGGCTACGGCGCCTTATTATGCTAGTCTGGGTATAGACATAAGCACAAATAGAGGCTATGTAGAGCTCATCTACAAAAACATCCTAGGTAAAGACTATGTAAGAGACCCGGACGGTATCAATGCGTGGGTTAGACACCTAGACGCAGGTTACAGCAGAGGCGACACTCTAGTTAAACTATTCGAAGTAGCCACTTCTGCAGAAGCTAGAGCCGCAGACCCGGTAGCGGCGGCAGTATTTGCCAACAAAACAGAGATAGCCTCTTATATGGCGCAAAAGATCGCTGATATCAGGCAAGATCTCTCCGGAGACTATGATTACAGAGAGTTTCAAGAGATCATAAAAACCACTACGGCTACCAACCTAGACGAACAAAAAGCTAGGATAGACGCGCTAGCAGCCTCTACCGTACATAACCTAAGCACGGATTCAAACGAGATATTAGGAAGCGTAGGTCAGGATATATTTAACGCCGTAGCCGACAGCGTCGTAAGTAACGCTACTTTAAAACCTACCGATAAGATAGACGGCGGCGGCGGGGAAAACACTCTAAACGTTAGAGTAAACGATAGCTTTAACGGCATGACTACCGGCTATATCAAGCATATCGATAATCTAAATTTAACCTCTACGGCGCCTACGGCTAAGACCTTTAACGCACGAGGCATAGAGGGGCTTAAAAAAGTAACCTTAGATAGCCAAAAAGGTTTAAATTTACTAAATCCGCAAAATATCGTGGATATCAGCCTCCAAAACGTAACTAGCAACGCTGCTGACGGCTTTAAGCTAGACTACAACTCAAGCACTATCGCAGGCGTTAACGATACTCAAAATTTAACCCTAGATAAGGTGAATTTACACAAATATGCTATCACTGGCGTAACAGGAAGCGATGATGCGGGTATCAATATCCCTAATATCGAAAATCTAAACATCTCTACTAAGGGCGAGAAGAGTAACGTAACTATAAAATCCGGCGCAGGTACGGGAAATCACTATAAAAATATAACCGTAAAAGGCAACACCGACCTAACGGTAAAAGCCGAAAGCGACCGCATAGAAAAATTCGACGCATCAGCCTTTACGGCCACTCTTGATTATACTTACAAGGCTCTAGCTTCTACCCCTTCCGGCGCTACTAGCATCATCAAAGGCGGTAGCAGTAAAGACGTCATAAATTTAGACTTTAAGGACGTTAGCGCGGCAAACGCTAGACCGTACTTCGAGATAGACGGCGGAGCGGGCAACGACGAAGTGATCGTAAAACATCTAAAAGCTAACGAAAACAGATTTAACATCACAAACGTAGAAAAAGTCGGTATCGAGAAAGTGGACACCGGCGTAGCCAACAGCACCGCTACGGCAGATTTTACCGGCTCAGACGTCACTCATCTATACACTACTAAATTTAAAGACAATCTAAAAGTAGTAAATTCGTCTATAAAAAGCGTTACCGTAGATAAACCGGCTCTTGACGAGAGCGGCAACCCTGTTATTTCTAGCGGCCCTTACGGTACTACGCAGTTTACTAACGGCTATCTAGAAAACATCAATGTAGAAAATACCATAGATCCTAGAAATCCTGTAGGCGAAGCTATCATAAACCCTACTATTCCAGGTCTAAGAAGCAAGGTAACTGCATATGTATCTGCCGACGAGAGCGAAAAAGTAACCGTAAATATCGGTAAAAACGTATATGCGCAAAAAATAGCGGGTAACTGGGTAGACTCCAACAAAATGCATGCAGCTGAAGGCATAGGTATCATCGCCCCTAGAGCTAAAGATATAACCGTAAATTTCAACTCCCCGGGCACTTTAGGTAACTCCCATGCAAATACTACAGGCATAAGCATAACTAACATAGCCCTAGCTGATCTTGCAGCGTCTGCTACACAGGCTCAAACGTCTTTTGACAAGCTAACCATAAACTCAAAGTCAAATATCCTAAGCAATGTTGATGCTACTTTCCTTGAGAAATTAAAAGTATTTAATATCAACACCGATACGAATTTCGAGGCTATCGGAACTAGAGAGTTTAATGACATTCAGCAGATTAACGCTAGCGGTCTTGCTTCAAACAATATCAAAACCGGCAAAGTCTTCTTTACCGATAACGTCATCGGCAAAGGTAGCGGCGCGGGCGCAGGTACTACCGACACCGCTCAGTCTATCGGTATCAAAGCCGAGCATTTAAATTCATTTAAGGCCAATAAAGGTATCTTCACAAAAGGCAACATAAACGTTAACCTAAATGACATGCAAGGTCAAGCGGAGATAGCTAACGGTATAAACACTGTCGCCAACGATACGATGCAAGCGCATTTTGACAACTGGAGCAACGTTACGCACAACTTCCAATATGGCGCGAGCACTACGGAAGCATCCGTAGTTACCGAGGGGACGTTTAGGGTAAATGCGAACAATATTACCAATCTCCTAATAGGCAATATCATCGCAAGAGATATAGAGATCAGCGCAGGCAATGCTAGGGGCAACGTCAGCCTAGCTAGTAGCGGCGGGCAATATACGACTGTCTCCAACCCGCATGCTAACGGGGTAGGCAAGATAGGTAACGACAAGACGATCAACAATACTATCGACCTATCTCAGGTAGCAGGTAGCTATAATGTAGGCGAGCTTTTTGGTCAAAATATCAAATTTAAAGCAGCCGTATTTAACTCTCCTACGTACTATAGTGAAGAGATAGATACCGGTCTAAAGAGCGACAAAAATAACTACAACTCATACGCTACGACGAATACTATAAAAGCAAATTTCGGCGGCGCTAGAGCAAACCAAGACATTATCTCTTTAGAGGCGAAAGGCGTTCAGTCAAATTCCGACGGCAACACTAACGTCTATGTTAAATTTGACGATGGTACTGCATCTCCTAATGACCTAAAAACCTTTAAGGCAACCGGCGAAAATGTAAATTTAGTCGTAAACGGTAAATTTAATACGGGTACGACCTCTAAGCTCGAAACCATAGATCTAAGCGACGTAAAAACAGGCTCTACGTCTTTCTTGAATTTGTCTGATGTTGCGTTCTCTACGGATACGACTACTCAAAACGGCAACCCTTCTTCAAACTACGGCAATTACCACAATCTTAAGGCAAACGGCGGCTTTGGCGTAGTTGGCGGTTCAAACTTAAAAAATCCGTTATTTGACAACAAGGGTATAACTGCAAACTTCAAAGCTACTACGACCCTATACGATTGGGGCGGAACGCACGTTACCGGTAACAATGTGCCGAATTTCCACGGCTATACTCACAACATAAACGGAGCCGATAGCAATACCGATATGTCAAGAGAAAAAAGCGCTCTAGGCACTAATCAGCACGCTAAGCTATCTTATATCAAAGGCACTCAAGGTAACGACGTGGTACTACTAGCAAACGATATGGCCACTGGCGTAGCGGCAAATCCTGATGGCATCAAACGCCTAAACGTAGATCTAGGCGACGGCGACGATATCATCCACGTAGGTACTCTAGCGACAAACACCGAGATCGTCATCGACGGCGGTAGAGGCAGGGATTTATTTGACGTAAGTAGGGCCAAAACGGATCCTACTGTAACTAAGATCGTTACTATCAAAAATATCGAAGCCGGCGATAAGATCAAGCTAGCGGATTGGTTTGCTCACGGCTACGACCCTAAGTCTCCTGATATTATTTCTAAGGTATCTCAGTACTCTAACTCGACGCTTCATGCTAACGGCGTAGAGGATACTAAAGTTAAGTTTTACGACTATAATAGCCCGGATACTACAAACGACAACGATCAACCGACACACGGTAGATACTTCCATACTACAATGTCAAATAATAATAACTCAAAAGGCGTTTTTGATAATATGAGTACTAGTAGAGAAAATAGTGCGGTAGATACCGGAAGCGCAGGCTCAAATATACATGGACAAAGGGATGAGGCTACCAATCCAAGTAAAATCAGCGGCTATATGCCAGCTATGAATACCGAGCCTACTATCCAGCCGGGTATAGAAAAGGGTGTAGTAGCGCAGACTGGCGGTACTGACGGTCACGCGGGCGGCGACAGATACGAGTATACTGCTAAGTACGGCGACCTTGCATGGCAGGGCGGTACTGCTGCTACTAACGACAGAACCGTTGATACAACTGCTGCTCATAACATTTCCGTCGGCGGTAAAGGAGCAAATGGTCAGTATACGGGCGAGACATTCTTGAACGGCGCTACAAAACCGTTTGTCGAGACTGGTTCGGCTCCGGTGGCTGCAGATCTGTCTAGCACTAAAACTACGGGTCAATCTTTAACTGGAGTTACCTATAGTAGCGTTCCGTCTAACTGGTCGCTAGGTCACTCTAGCGGTACGCCTCCTACCGGTACTTCATGGGTTGATTGGACCGTTACTAAGGTAGATGGTTCATCCCAGCAGTATCATAGTAATACCAGCATTATACCATCCGATCCTACCGCTTCAGTATCATCTGGATCCGGTTGGGTGCTAAACACCGATGGTAAATTCTATAAAACAGGCACTGCGCAAAATGAACACACTATCATCAATCACGTGCTATATTCTAACGAATACACTGATATTCACGGTGCTAACGGCCCAGCCAATGCCGTGATAGGCGGTACGCCGATCTTGCATAATGGCAATGTTATCATACAAAACTCGGGTATCCAAGGACAAATCGGACCGAACGCTACTACGCCTACGCTTACAAATCTAAGAAAGGCTATCCTCATCGAAACCGCTTCTGATAGTAGCAAGCACACGACTACCATCAGTTCTAGCGATAAGGCGATCTACGATGCGCACAATATAGTTAAACTAACGGTCAATACGAAGTATATTGATCTATCTAACGTAGCGGGCATGGATAATCTTATACAAGCTGTTAATCAGACCATAAGCGTTAACAGAATGTGGAACGATACTACGGCTGTTCGAGACGATGGACTAAGGATAGGCACTACTTACTTTAGTAACCAAAACGGTGATCAGACTTACGGCGAAGCCATAAGCGGCTATGTAAGACACATCAACTGGGGTGGCGGCGACAACGGCTCTTACGAAGCTCACAACGATAGACTATATGCTTTCTCTTGGAGGGGCGATACGTATCTAGTTTACGATAAAAATGCGACTGCTGCAGGCACTGCAAATACATTAACCGCAGACGATACTATCGTGAGACTTGCGGGCGTCAACCTAGAAAATCTACAGTACAGAGTAGATGCTAAAACAGGAACGATAGAGATACTAAGCACTAATCACTTCAACGGCTAATATCCCTTCTCCTTTTTCCCGAGCGAATTCCGCTCG